GTATCTTTCATAAATGGATATTGTTTCCCGTCTATAACCTTTATTTTAATTCCTTCTATACTACATTCTAATATTTTTGGTGTTTCTACATCTCCTAAATAGAGGGATTTATATTTTTTTATTACTGTTTTATTTTCTGGTTGGTTTCTAAATTCACTAAATCCACAAGACATTATTATATTAATATATATTTATATATTATTATAATAATTTTAACTTAAAATATCTTTTATTATTTCTTTTTCTTCATCGTTCATTTTTTCTAAAATATTATCTATTTCATCTTGATTCATAAAAAAAATTAACTTTTTAATAGTTTCATATTTTTCTTTCATTGTTGGTTTCCTGTATTTTGTAAAGCATTTTTGAACACTACCACGACATTTATTACAGGTTTTACAAATTCTTTTTTTACCGTTCTTTGATATGCTCGTAAATGCTTCAATACCTTCGGTTGTTCTTTGACACTTAAAACATCTTGTATGGTTTAAATATTGGGCGTTATAATCAATTGTATTATTAACAGTTTCTGACATATTTATATATTATATATATATATTATTTTTTTAAGTCATTTTATTTTTTTGAAAAATACTATATATTATTTAAAAATACTATATAATATTTTATAATTATTTATTTAAAAACTATTTTTATTTACCTCAAACGGCGTCTAATTCTTCCGCCTGCTAATCTCCCACCTGTGGCTTTTGCTACAACATCTGCTCCTCTACCAATGCCAGCAATTATGGGCATTGCTTCGGGTGCGATTACTGATGCAACTTTACCAGCAGTTGGTGCGACTTTTTGAACTAAATGAGCAACTTTATTTGCAAAACCTTTTAAAGAGGACCAAAATGAGCCGCCCATAATTCGTCTGTAGTCTTCGTGGTGCATTTCTGGTGCGTTTAATGCTTCACGGACAATATCGGGGGTGAAATTCCCCACACTCGCACGGGCGCCGTTCTCAAATACAGAGAATGTCCCAATATTGCGATAGACGGTGTATAACTCACCGTCAAAGGGTTGAGTTCCTGTGTTTGTATATCTAACGGTAATCTGGATGCTGGATTGCGATTGTGTTCCTGGGGCGAGGTAATCAGGTAATCCAATATCAACACCAAAACGAAGGCGGAGGACAGAGCCTCTGAAATTAGACCACGCAGGGTAAGAAAGGTTGCAACCATTTTTGGAGCTGATTTCGTATAAATCTTCTGTTGTAGCAGTAGAAAATAAGCCACTTTCATTATTAAATAAAATACTAATACTATCAATTTTTAAGAAACTATCAGCAACGGCATAATTAGAACTTGCGCGAGAATGACGGATAAACATTGTGACCGATTCTGGGATTTGTCCTAATTTAATAGTATCTGAAACAACTTGACCAGAAGCACCAGGAGCAACAACACCAGCAGATTTAATATAATCTTGGTCTGAATGATATGGGAGGTGCTGGACATCTGGGATAGCTTGTGTCATATTTGGAGTAATAAAGCGGACTAAGCATTGTGGGCGTTCGTAGAATTGGCAAGAAACAGTAGTGATAGCATTACCAGATGAAGCGTGAGACAAAATTTTAGTTAATTCAGATTTGAAACGAAGATTAATGTTCAATTGATTAACATTGACCATACCTTCGTGTTCTTGTCCAATGCCATTGGTAAAGGGTGCTACTTGGAGATATTCTGTTAATACTGCTCTAAATGTAGTAGCATCAACAACATCAACAACAAACCCACCACGAGCCCCTTGCATTGTGGCATTTTCACCAAAACCGCCGAGAGCATTTTTAGCGGTTCCATTAGCAATATAATCTGCGTATTCTTGATATTGGTCGGGATAAGTGGGAGTTGTAGAAACACATCGCCCTTGGTCTTCTAATCCTTCATTATAACATTTCATAGCATGTAATTTATCGCCTGAATTCTCGCTTACATTTTCACCGTTAATTGATACGGCGGTGACATCAATAATACTATTTAATGGATATTGACGAAGAGCATCATTTAAGCCCAATTGGTGGGGTTGGTCTGTTTTAACCTCTACGAATGCTCTAACTCTAATATTTCTATCAACAATGGTTAAAGTTGATGGGGGATTAATGGTAAATAAAGCATTAATTGGGTTTGATGGTGCGATTTGAGAAGAATCAGCAGTAAAAATTTGCTCTGTGACTCGGTTGCCACCAAATAAAATCATATGTGTTTGGTCTTCATCACCTACAACATTGACTCTGGGTTCAATTACTTTAACGGGTTTAACTGACATTTATATATATATATTATTATAGATAAAAAAAATAAAAATAAATTATTATATATATTATATATAATGACTTTGAACGAAAGAGCAGATAATATTTATTATAATTTTAAAATTAAACAGGGCGAAAACTCAATATATGATTTTGCTTCAACTAGTGAAACTCGTAATATTCCTATATTATATAAAAGTGATGAATATGAAATGGCTGTTGCCCGTTTTTCTTTACCAATGACAGCGGTGCCTATTTTTATATGGAAGGAAAACTATTTTAAAATTACTATTTCTTTTAATATATCTATAATTACTAAAACTCTCCAATTTATACCAAATAGCAGTGGTAATGATTTTTATGGTGATACTATATGGAATTATCAAGAATTTATAGATATTATTAATGCTGGTTTAAAAGAAGCATATGACGATTTAAAAATAGCAGAACCAACATGGACGGCAACAGAAGCTCCTTTTTTATCATTTAATTCATCGTCTCGTTTATTGGTTTGGAATGTTGAACAAGCATACGGAACCACAGCAGGAATATATTTTAATAAACCTTTATTTTATTTAATGAATTCATTTCAAGCATTTGAAACAACAATAATAGGTGAAGAATATTACCAGATTTTAAGCAAAGATAATAAAAATAATTCAAATACTATAAATGGAAAACCTTATTATTCAACTAAACAAGAATATTCAACATTATTTTTATGGAATGAATTTAAAACAATATTATTTGAATCTGATTCAATTCCCGTCGATAGTGAATATATTATGGCTCAACAAAATGATTTTAGAAAATTAGTCACTGATTTTGAACCATTACAAGACGAATCAAATAAAAACACTATACAATATTTCCCACAAGGACCCCTTAGATGGTATAATTTATTCTCTGACAAATCATTAGATAAGATGGATTTAAAAATATTTTGGGCTGATGATACTGGAAAAACATACCCTTTATATATAGATGAAAAAAAGGTTTTTTCAATGAAAATATATTTCAGAAAAAAAATAATATAATATATTATATAATATGGATAGTAAAGATGAATCGGAATATGTTTATTATAATATTAGAATTGATAATGAAACATCTAATGGACGAGCATTTTTTAACGAAACAAGAGTGCAACCTATTTTAGATAATCCTAGTAATTATGAATTAGCTGTGGAGCGTTTTTATGTTCCAGCTATGGATATACCTATAATGATTTTTAAAGATAATTATTATTATGTGACTTTATCTTTTGGCGGTGTTGATGCTACTGTTCCTCTTGTTTGGATACCAAACACAAGCGGAACAGACCCATATGGGAATAGTATATGGAATTATCAAGAAATGGTCGATATAGTTAATGTAGCATTCCAAACTGCATTTACAACACTTGGAGCTGGACCACCTACCGAAGCCCCGTATATTACTTATGAAGCAGAATCTAATTTATTTGTTTTTAATGCACAGCGTTTATATGACCCAGTATTCGCAGGAGGAGCAACAATAGAAATATTTATGAATATTAATTTATACTCATTATTTAATTCATTTCAAGATTTTGAAAGTGAAGAGAATGACCCAAAAGCACATAAAATATTAGTTAAAAATAATGGTAATAATATATCGCCTACATTAACCGATTATTATTCTACTTATGGAGAATGGGTGACATTATTTAATTGGAATGATTTACAAAGTATAGTTTTTGATTCAAACACAATCCCAGTCGTCCCCGAGAATTTACAATCTCAAACCAACGAAACACAAAAAATTATTACAGATTTTGAACCAATACAAGATATTAATAATAGAAGTGCTTTTCAATACTATCCACAAGGTCCATTAAGATGGTATTCGTTAAGCTCCCAACAACCATTATATAATATGAATTTAAATGTGTATTGGAAAGATAACGAAGGAAAACTATATGATATAATAATCGAACCCACGGAAGTTCTTACAGTTAAAATATTATTTAGAAAAAAAATATAATATAATAATATATATATATATAATGTCATTAAATCATATTATTAAAGATAGTCCAGCCCAAAAAATTGAAGGTGAGTTTATTCAATTAAATACAAATGATTTTAGAGGGTCGCCCAGTATCGTTAGTCCTACTTCCCAAGGTTCTTATGTTCCATTATCTGTATCTTCATCTACTGGTGTTATAGGAACAATAAACCCTCACACATACACAATTCAAGATAATGTCGTCACTATTGCGGGTTCGTTTGAATATGTTGATGGTGGAATTGGTGATGAGTCCGAATATACTGTTAGTATTGATTTATCCTTTCTTAAAACATCTTTGACCGATGTTGTAATTAATGCTATGGGAACAAATGACCCTTCTAATGGGGTTGTTATTGGTTCAAAAGCAACAATAACACCCAATGATATAACCTTTAAATGCCACGATACTACAAGGGGTCCAATGTTAGCGGGTAATTATACTATTTCTTATCATTTCACATATATATTAAGCGTTATTCCTCCCCCATAAACATTAATTTTAAAGGGAACTTTTTGACAAACAAATTATAATATTATTGTCAAAAAGTCCGCCATAACTTTTTTTTTCAAAAAACTAAAATTAAAACCATTATATATATTTGTATGCCGTAAAAATAATTTATAATTCTATGAAAAAAAAAATATATTATATAATATATATATAATGTCGTTAAATCATATTATCTCTGGCGGTAAAGCCGATGTTGATTTGAATGTCAAAAGCCTTAATGTCAGCGGTGTTCCTGTTAGTGGTATTATACAAGAAGCGGGGTCTTTAACTCCCCCATCACTTGATGCTCAATGTAATGTTGGGACGGTTGGAAGTGGAAGTGTTTCTTTTATTAGAACTGGGGATTCATACGAGATGTTCTGGAATGTAGGAATTAATTTACCCGTTCCATCAAATTTTTTTGTTCTTGATTTTATTACTCCTAATATGAGTATTGGTAATCCATCACCTGAAACAATGTTAATGGGTCAAGGACTACTAAACAACGATGTATGGGCATCAACTAGTGCGTTTTGGAACCCAGCAACAAACCGAATGGCAATGTCTTTTAAATGTGGTAATACCGTATCTGGTTTAGTTAATATTTATGCAATTGTTAAATATAAC